AAAGATAGAGATCACTCTCTACTCGAGAAAATATTCCTCGAGAGCGTGTAGATTGATATCTTTGCGTATCCGTTAGAACCCCTCACAACATTGGGGTCAGTCGGATTGTCTCGACCGCTTCTAGTATAAACACTATAAACGGGGAGAACAGCGTCCCCAGGCAGGACTTTGCAAAAGGTCTTTGCCTTAAGGGCGTACGTATCAAAGAAGCCTCCACACCAACCAAGACGCGCCACCCGACGGTTCCGGCGGATAGAGTGAGAGCCAATTAAATGGCCATCACCGTACCCATCAGGACCATAGATGACGTATCGAGGATCGCACAACCCCTCAACGACAGATGCGAGCGTAAGCTCGCAGTGGCGAACGAAGAAGTTGTGCATGGTGAAGAGGGTTCGCTCACTTACCAGAGTCTTTTGGTAAAATGGGCGAATATCAAAACCAAAAAGATAATCTGCGCCGCATGACTCCCGAAATGGGCCATCTGAGAACGACTTCGCGTCATTAAGACGAAAGCCGCAATACTCAAGTGACTTCTTAAGGAGAGGGATGCACTTTGCGGGAACAATTAGATCGTCCCCGTAGACGCTGATATTCTTCTCGGAGAAGCCTCCAACTTTACACACGCCAAAGCAAATCGCGTAAAATATCAGCGATTCAAGCTCAAACGTGAACCCGTTACCCATCGAAGAAAACTTCGACAGGGTGTGTAACCACGACTGACTCTCGTCATCAAATCTCATTGAGGATGCATTCGGTAGTTCATACCGGTGCACACTCTCTGGGATAATAACGACGGAAGTCCGCGTACGGTCTAATAAATCAGACCATTCAAACGGGAGTAAAGAAAAGACCAGTTCTTTAGCCAGACAATCGGACGCCATAGACAGATCTACGGTAGCTAAGCTACCATCGACACTGCCTATACACGCTCGACGCTGGTTTATGGACTGATCATAGAGATCGACTCCAAAACGCAATAGACGTTCTTTAATATAACTACCAATCCCTTTCTGTATGAAACTATTCAGAATGGGTTCGACAACTATACTGCGGTCTGTCTTCGCGTTCTTAGGAACGAAAACGACTTTACCAGGAGAAGGAGTCACATCCACAATAAATGAATCTTCCGATTCACTTACGGCATGCAGCCCAACCCACGCAGGAACTTCACTAAGAAATTCATGCACTGTTGGAGTCATGTTCGTACTACACGCTATCGGCGCACTAAGCTTCGCCCTCGGGCAAGCCAATGCGCCTTTTACGTTGGTGTTTGCTCCCGGTCCGAAAGCGAATGATAATTCGCTGAGTGGCGGAAGCTCGCCCAGAATCTCCACGATTTTCTGCTGCGCGTAATACAAAATACGCGAAGCATCACTACCGTTTAATGAAGGGTAGTGACGATGAAGACTAAGGCGAGCATTCGTTCTCTCGCACATCCATTCGGACTCAACAAATCGCTCACTAGCTGCCACTTCACGATCTATACCGAGGTCCAGGAAATTCAATTTCTGGAAAAACCCAAGTATTTGACGCGCGTAAATGGCATCACTAATTGAGGTATAGTCGTTAGTGAAACGACTATAATCGATTTCGTAAGAGACAAGGGCTAAGTAGTCACGCTTCTGCACGAGGTCATAAATCTCGGCAGAAACGGGACCCCCAAGTTCCTTACATGTTAACGAGAGCGTCCCCAGTATATCAAGAGACTTCTGGGCGTCCTTGTTATCTATCCAACTCATATGCTTCTCCTTTATTGGAAGCTATGGCCAAGTGCCATAGGGTTGAAAGCCGATTAATTCGGCTTTATAACACGGATAAATGCTTGGGTAATCGGCAATGTACTGTTGACAAAAGCATTCCCGGCCGCTGTATTGGCCAGAGTGCCCGTCGCAGTAGTTGCAGACGCTCCTTGCATAATACCAAGAGCCATCTTCAAGGCGTCGGCCCGATTCTGGTTTGTAGCACGACGATCACTGAACATCGTAAAGATGCAAGTGGTCACGTACGCAACCTTTGGCGGGGCGACGTATCCTGCAGATGTGCCCGAGGCACCCAGGGTCTCCAGTACGGGGACTTCCAACTTCACCGACATTTTCGAACCACCGTTCTTTGTGGCCTCGCCTGACAAAGTCATGCGAATCTGGCCATCAAGAGGAACGTTAGCTACAGAGGCACGCCAGATTGGATTTGGAGTGTCTGTAACAGGTATCAGTGTAAATTCCACTGGGGTCGTCACGGTGTCGTCTTTGACAAGTAAATTGTCCATTTGCGCCATGATAGGCTCCTTTATTACACCCTCAGCTAGTTCACGCAGGATTGCGCTACCTATCTATAGAGGGCAGGTTGTTGGTTAAGAGTTTACTTCTTAAAACTGACAGCTTGTTGTAACAGCGCTAGCGCATTTTCCACGTGGCCGAGAGATAAAGCATCTCGAAGGCTTTTAAAACGTGGAAGTGGAACGGCTAACGTCGTGGAAATAGTACGATCATAAGTTATCTCTCGAAAAACGGCTTTTGCGCCGCTATAGAGGACACTACTGCTCATACCAATCTTTGTCACATCACAGACGTCTTTCTGTTGAATTAGAAATCGGCCTTTAAGATGTGGTATAGACGAGAGTGCACTGAAATAAGTGCCGATAGGTATAAACCAGTCAGCAACAAAACTCCAGGGCAACACTTCCCACGCTGCGGAACGAGGGTCAAGCAAGTTAAGACTTCGAGCTGTAGACAACTTTTCCTCCATCTCGTACGTGATCCTTTTAGACACAGTTTCCTCGTCTAATCGGGTCCACGCATTTGCTAGAGAACCAGTTGCTTTAGCACGCTTCTTAACGCTCACGGAAATCCGTGACTGCCGACTTTTATCGGTGATAGCAGAGTAAGCCTTCATCGACTCGTAGACGTCCGAATATAATGGACGCCACCCGTACTGTATTTCCAGCCACATTGCACTGACCTGATCTACTGTCAGCGGTTTGGCTTGGAACACAACTTTCCCAGACTTTGTCACCTTTCGAACTTTCTCCGGGTTAAACCTTCGGAAGTTCTTCATGTGACGTGGCTCGGGAACTGCTCCAAGGTGCCGTAGAGCAAGGTCAATTCGACCCTTCTTTAATGAAGCTACGGCACCAGTGACACGGCGAACGGTGTTAAGAAGCATAGCAACAGTCTGATGACCTTCGGCAAGAGCGACACCCAAATCAAATGAGTGTCCCTTGACGGCGTCAGCAAGCTTCGCATAAAGCTTCAAATCATCATTGCTTGTCCAGACAGAAACTAGGCCTATCCTACTCTGGAACCCTAAATAGATTCCATAAGTCGGATTCGTACCCTTATTCTGTCGACCCGTGCCTCCTCCCACGTGGATGAATTCCATGAGTCCTTTAATCGGACTCGATGGTACCGCGTGATACTCTCGAGGAGGTAGACAGGCGGGACGTAAAACTTTCTTACGCCCCGTGATTCCTGTCTCCACAATAGTTTTAACCGCCTATATTTCTCCTTATCTCCCAAATATTTCGGAAGAAAGGTAAGGCGATCATAGCGTGGCTTCGCGGTAACCCAGAAACCCTCCTTCACAAGCCTCCGTTTAACATACACGGTAGGGCCTGCAGGAGAGTTCACTAACTTCCCGTCTATGCCATTCCAAGAACGATACCAGTAAAACGGCGAGTTCGAGGAGTTGCCTATTGAGCGGTTGCCCGTGGTCATAATGTTTT